GTCGAAGAGGCTTTTCAAGAGGCTAAGTATGAGTACGAGGACCAAGCGGCTAACGATAAAGCGAATGAAGATTTAAGAAATCGCCTATATGAAAAAATTCAAGATGAAATGGTTAGTGAATATGTAGAGGCTCAAAGAGATACATTGAATGAATATGAAAGAGTTAATTCAGGAGATACTGGTCAAGACCCTGAAGAATTAGTACCATTCTTTCAAGAAGTCTATGGAGTTAGCCATACTGGAACTAATCCTGATGGACAAGAGGTAACTCTTAATACAAACATTGGTCAAGTATTTCGAGATGGCAATAGCATTTATGTGCGTGGAGATATTACCGATGAAGAGGGCAACATGGTTGGTGAAGTATCTCGGCGCTTCTTTCAAAAAGATGGAGTATGGAATGTTGAGCATGAAGTCTTAGCAATTCCCGACCCAACTTATCAAGGAACAGGTTTTGGTAAAGCAATTATTGAACAATCAGAGGCTTGGTACACAGCCCGAGGTATGGGATATATCGAGGTTGGTACAGCATGGGATGGCGCTCGCCATTGGGCGCGAGCAGGTTATGACTGGAAGCCTGACCGAGTTGCTGACAACTTACAAACGATTGCTAATAATGTTGAATATGTAGATGGATTTGAACGAGGCACTCCAGCAAGAGCAGAATTTGACGCTTTAATGAGTAGAGCAACCGACGGCTACAACCCAACATTTTCTGATGAAAGCGGTAACGAATATCCTGCTTGGGATTCAGTTAAAAGCATGAAAGAAGATGGTTTCCCACTACCCGCTGAATTCGCAAACATTGGTTATACAAAGGGTGCAACAGAGTGGGCTGGTAAAAGTTTGATGTATGACTTGAGATTAAAGTACACAAAGTCATTAACCGCTGAAGGTCAAAAACTATTAGACGGTCCCATTGACCACGATGGCGACGGATTGGTTTATGATGGAACAGCCCGTGAAAAGCCAGCGCCTAGTGGCGGAAAGTAATTAACTGGGGTATAATTAGATTATGACAAGTAGACGAGAAAAGCAAAAGGCTATCCAAGAGGCTTATGCCAAATGGTCTGAGAAGGTTAAGTTCACTTCTTATACAGGTGCCGATGAAAAAGATGAAACGGTACTCATGGAAGAAATTCAAACCATACTTCAAGGAAATAAACCCCAGTCAGAATAGTGTGCGCTATTCTTAGAACATGGCGGATATTGCTCCTAAACTAATTCATCTAAGCGCTGAGAAACTACTCGCGCTTCATAAGAATGTTCATAAATCGGCATCCCCTACCTCGGCTGAAATCGAGGTTCACCACACCGTTCTCAATGAGATGGCTAGACGCAAAATGGAACGCCCGAAAGATGATTGGGACAACTATGAAATTCTTATTGATTCAATCGACAATGTAGACCTAACCAGCCTTAGCGGATTACCAGCCGAAGCCGTCTTAGATGTTATTAAAACTACGGGTGATACCGAAGGCAATATCAAAACTTTTTTAACTGTCAATGGTTATCAGATGCGGATTGAGCCAGTTGAAAAGCGTATCCAAGAAGAAGATGGAAAATGGGTTGTTTACAACGAGGCTGGAACTAGAAGTTTTGGAAGTTATGATTCTAAGGAAAAGGCTGAAGAGCGCCTAAAACAAATCGAGTTTTTCAAAGCCGAAGAAAATTACAAACCTCCTCAATCAGTAAGAGACGCGGCGCAACGAGCAATCGAATGGATTGATGCTGGACTTGCTGGTGATGGATTTACAAGAGTTGGAAGAACAAGAGCGGGTCAATTAGCCCGAGGCGAAAGTGTTTCTCTTGAAACATTAAAGCGAATGAAATCTTTCTTCTCTCGACATCAAGGAGACAAAACAGCACTTGGCTTCAGCCGTGGAGAAAAAGGTTTTCCTAGCGGTGGAAGAGTTGCTTGGGACGCTTGGGGCGGAGATGCTGGATTCGCTTGGGCAGAATCAATGGTGGAACGAAATGAAAACGAAGTTGAGAAGCACGGAGACCATGACCAATCTTCACACGGAGCGTGGGCTGGCGGAAATGCTGGTGGAGAAGATAAGGGTTCGACTGGTCGCCCCGCTATGGCACCTGATAAACCTGCATCATCAGAGCGAAGCCCTGCCGCGGTTAAAGAAGCCCAAAGAATTAGAAGAGACGCTGAAGCAGTAGAACCTGTAATCACATCTTTGATGGAAGGTATTGCTAAAACCATTGATGCTGATTTTGCTGAACTAGATGGCAAGAGTTCTCTCGAACAAAGATTAAAGTCCACGGATTCTCTTGCTCGCAAGATTGATGCGGATGCTGAAAAAGACCATGGTGGAGATAGAGAGAAAGCGGCAAACGCAATTTCCGATGGTGTTCGCTACACACTTAATGTCGATGAAAATAACTACACAGATGGTGTAGAAAGAACAATCAAGGCAGTTGAAGAAACTGGTTGGAAAGTTGAATCGGTTAAAAACTTTTGGCAAGCAGGTGACCCTTATGACGGTACCAATATCAAACTTAGCAAAGATGGGGTTAAGGTTGAACTACAACTCCACACTCCAAATTCTCATAGAGTTAAGGAAGTCGATTTACATAATGACTATGAGACTTACCGTACTTCTAAAGACAATACAGAGCGCCAAGCCATTTGGGACAGAATGGTGGATAAGGCTAAGGCAATCCCTCGCCCCGCAAACATGGGCAAACTCTTAACCCTTGGAACGCTCGTAGTGCAAACTTTTGAGACTGCTCAGCAAGCAGGATTGACTAAATCAACTGGGGTTGATATTATGTGGACAATAACGAGAGGAGGTATAGCCGTATGCGGTATTTCGCAAAACTAGGCGCGAATGGCGAGGCGATAAACATTTATCGTTTCGAGCGCGGAGAAACATCCATGGTCGAGGACAGATGGGATATTCGTACAAAGAGTTGGGTAGACAATCCCGACGCTGATGTTGTGCGCTATCTAGTTCAAGGCGAAGGTGAATTCCAAGAAGTTACCGAAGAGGTAGCCCGACAGATTTTCCCTGATGCCTTTACTGAAAGTGCAACAAAGGCTCTAGGCAAGTTTGACTTACAGAAAGCCGAAGGCGAAAAGCGTTACACGCTTGGAGCAATGTACATCCCTGATATGGAAGATGCTCACGGAGAGTGGACAGATTCAGATGAATTACAAAGAGCGGTTTGGGATTATGTTCGAAGTAATGACCGTCGTATCCGTTTACAACATAACCGTGATGTAGTTGCTGGAGAATGGGTAGAAGTTATGGCGTTCCCATATTCATTGACCGTTCCTATCAAGACTCCTGAAGGCGAAGATTTAGAACACACCTATCCACCTAACACAGTTTTTCTTGGTGTGATTTGGGAGCCTTGGGCTTGGAACATGGTGAGCGAAGGAAAGATTCGTGGCTATTCAATCGGCGGAAAAGCAGAGCGTTTATTCGTTGATATAGACTTAGAAAAGAACGACCCAACGGTGTCGGATGTACATATTGATACAATAATGTCCCCGTCAAAGAAAAAACCTAAGAAGGAAGAGACTGTATGAAAAAAGACCTAAGAATGTTGCTTGAACTTCGTAAGGGACCTTTGGCTGGTATGGACGAAGATGAATTTAAGATGATTGAAGAAGATGTTAGAAAGTTCGGATTCAAAGGTCTTAGCGGATACGCAAAGTCAATGGTTATGGAAGCAATGCGCCGTTTGGGTAAATCTATTAACGAGGCTGTTGCTGTAAAAAAAAACATAGTATTAAGTAAGGCTGTATCAGTCGGAGATAAAGTTGAGTGGGATACTTCAGGCGGTAGTGCTGAGGGTAGAGTTTTAAGAATTGAACGCTCGGGCAAAATCAATGTTCCTGATTCATCATTTGAAATTGAGGGAACTGAAGATGACCCTGCGGCGTTAATTGTTTTATACCGTGATGGCAAGCCAACTGATACTAAAGTTGGACATAAAGTTTCTACTCTAAAAAAAAATTAGATATTGAGAAGCACGGCGACCACGACCAGTCTAGTCATGGTGGCGATGGTGATGATTCAGAGGGCGAAGATTCTTCAGAGCCTAAAAACCCAAAGCGAGATTTTGTTCCTTACAAAGACGACTCTGAAGGCGAGTTTTCGGATTTAGATTATGATGACCCAAAGTGGATGGACACAATGGATTATCCTAGAAAGAAGAACTAATGTTTAGCATCATTGATGACACGATGAACATTCTTAAATCGATGAATCTTGATGCTCAAAGAGTTTCAACCCCGCCTGGGTATGCTGGAATTCAAGTAAATCTGCCCAACGACGCTCAAGCCTTTTTTGTATGGACGAAGATAGACCAAACCGATTATCACTTTAGATTGGCTCGTTTTTGGGCTAACGAAAATCCTTTTTCAATGTGGGTATCGCCAAATTTGATTGAAGCCTTGGCTAAGACAAGGGTTATGGCTAACCAATAAAAGGCTCGAATTACACCTATGGTATTCTAAGCGTGTCAAGACCCGAGGTTAGTTTTATTAGCCCTATGCTAAAAAAACTTACCTCTAGTTTGTTAGGAGCATAAATTGGCAAAACCCCGTACCCGCAAAATGGTGAATCTTGCCATCGAGGAAACGAGTGGCGTAGACCATCCAGCGCACTTACATGAAGGTTGGCTTGTAATGAAGTCAGCATCCGAATCTGAAGTTCAGAGGGTTCTCGACAAATCGCTGACCAAGGAGGACTCCAACATGGAGGATATTAAAACTACCGAGGCAACTGAAGATAAGGTTGAAAAAACCGTTGAGGAAGAATTAGCGATGGCGCAAGCCCGTATCGCTGAACTCGAAGCCAAACTCGCCGAAAAGGAATTAAAGCCTGAAGAGGAAGTTGTAATGGCGATGGACGAGGACTCAAAGAAGCCTGAAGAAGAAACCATGAAAATGGATTCTGAAAAAAAGGAAGAGGAAGAGGAATATCTAAAGTCCGCTCCTCGCTCAGTTGTTAAGATGATTACAGACTTAAAAAAGCAAGCAGACGCGGCTACCGCTGAACTTCGCAAAGAGCGCATTGCCCGTGCTGATGCACAGGCAGTCGAAAAGGCAAAGGGTTGGGCTAACCTCAACATCAATGCTGAAAAAGTTGGACCAGCGCTTCGTCGCTTGTCTGAGACAGATTCAGAACTAGCAAAGAGCGTTGAAGAGATTCTTTCTTCTGTTAATGCTCAGGCTGAATCAGCATCTATTTTTGCAGAAATCGGCAAATCTGCGGACTTCAAATCAGGCAATGCTTATGAGCGTATGACTACGCTTGCTAAGTCTGCTGTTGAAGAGGGTGTAGCAAAGTCATTCGCACAGGCGATGGCTGATGTTGCGTCAAAAAACCCTGACCTTTACAGCCAATACCTATCCGAGAAAGGTGCCTAAAACATGGCATACGAAATCTCCAATTACTCGGTAAAGGTCACCCTCGTTGCAGGTGCCGACCTTTCCGCTAAGCAGTACAACTTCGTCAAGTTGAATTCATCAGGTGAGGCAGTCGCTATCGCGGCAATCACAGATGTACCAGTTGGCGTTTTGCAAAATGCTCCAACTTCAGGACAAGAAGCAGAAGTTCTTGTTTCAGGTGGAACTAAATTAGTAGCAGGGGAAGCAATTACACTTCCTGCGTTCTTGAGCGTTACCTCAGCAGGTAAGGCAGACAAGATTGCTACAACCGACACCACTCAATATGTTGTAGGTCAGGCACTTACAGCGGCAGGAGCCGATGCTGAAGTCATCACCGCCGTTGTTAATTGCTCAAACCCAACAAGAGCGAACTAGGGGGCTAACTAAAAATGCCACAGCCAAATATCAATTCCGTCCATGTGGACGCAATTCTTACAAATATCTCGGTTGCTTATTTACAGAACCAAGATAACTTTATCGCAGACAAGGTATTCCCAGTAATCCCTGTCGATAAGAAGAGCGATAAATACTTTACTTACACCAAGAACGATTGGTTCCGCGATGAGGCTCAACGCCGTGCGCCTGGAACTGAATCTGCTGGTGGCGGTTACAACCTTTCAACAGGAACATATTCAGCAGATGTGTGGGCTTTCCACAAGGATGTTGATGACCAAACTGTTGCTAACGCAGACGCTCCTCTAAACCCTCTTCGTGAGGCAACAGAGTTCGTTACTCGCCGTTTAATGCTTCGTCGTGAACTACAATGGGTATCCGATTTCTTTGGAACTGGCGTATGGGCTGACGATGTTGCTGGCGTTGCTGGTTCACCATCTTCAGGACAGACAAAGCAATGGTCTGACTACACATCATCTGACCCAATCTCAGACATTGAGGCTGGAAAGGCTGAAATCTTGGGCAACACAGGAATGGAAGCGAACACTTTGGTTCTTGGATACGATGTATTCAAGTCACTAAAGAATCACCCTGACCTTGTAGACCGCATCAAGTACACATCATCACAGACAATCACAACCGATATGTTGGCCGCAATGTTCGACATTCCTCGCGTTATGGTTGCAAAGGCAGTCAAGGCAACAAATGTTGAAGGTGCGGCAGAAGCCTACGGCTTCGCTC